CACAGAGCCACTTTACAGCACCGTGGTGCGCTTGGAGCAGGCAGCGGATGCGCTGGTGTCAGCACGCATGACGATGCTCAACAAGGCCATGGATGAGGCCGTCAAATGATTAGAACCATCGGAATTGACTGCGGCTTAAACGGCGCTATAGCGGTGTTGGTAGACGGCCAGTTGCTATCGGTACACGATATGCCAACGCTGACGGTGGACATCAACAAAAAGACCAAACGACAGGTCTCACCCAATTTGCTGGCTCATTTGATTGAGTCTCTCAAGCCAGATTTAGCCATTGTGGAGCGTCCAGCGGCGCGGCCAGGTCAAGGCGTAACCGCCATGTTTGGCTTTGGCCGCAGCCTTGGTGTCGTTGAAGGTGTGCTGGCCGGACTCAGTGTGCCAGTGACCTATGTTGCACCAGCCACATGGACTAAGGCCATGGGCAAGGCCGCAGGCAAAGACGCATCCAGACAGCGTGCCATTGAGTTATTCCCCGCCATGTCGGAATACTTCAAGCGCGTCAAAGACGATGGCCGAGCCGAGGCAACGCTGATCGCAATGTGGGGGATTCGCAATGCAAGATAAAGAGAGACAAGTCATGCGCGAGCACATCATCTGGCTGGGCACTCAGCTCGAGGCGCAACGCAAAGCCAATCAGGACAAGGTGGTGCTCTTAAAGCGCATCCTAGACCCCGAAGACCTTGGACACGCTGTCAGCCATGAGGTAAGGCAGTTGGCGTATCAGATCATCATCAATGACCATCACTTGGAAAGAGACACATGGCAACAAAACAACGCAGACTAAGACCATCAGCAAGCTCACGGTGGATTGCGTGTCCTGGCTCTGTGAAACTCTGCGCTCAAGTACCGCAACGCCCATCAGGCGAGGCCGCACAGCGTGGCACTGCCATTCACGCGCTGGCCGAGACTTGCTACCAGCTCGACACTGACCCCATGAAATTCATTGGCGAAGAGATTGAAGGCGTGATCTTGGACGCTGACGATTGTCAGATGGCACTCGACTACCTGAACGAGATTTGGAATATCGAAGGGCTAACAGAGCGCATGAATGTCGAGCACCCAGTCAAGTATCAGTCTGCTGAATACATCCAAGTGGGCGGCACTGCTGATGTCGTGGGTTACTCCATGAAGAGTGGCAAGGTCTATGTCACTGATCTCAAGACTGGCAAGGGCTATGTGTCAGAGGACTCAACTCAGCTCAAGATTTACGCGCTTGCGTACACGCAGGGAATGTCACGCGATTGGATCAAAGAATTCCATCTCACGATTGTGCAACCGCACTCAGGCGAGCCGCGCACTCTTGTGATGCCAGCAGCAGAGTTGTGGGAGTGGGAAGAGAAGATACTGCGTCCCGCGATGATCGCCACACAGCTTGATGACCCGCCACTGTATATGTCGGAGTCTGCCTGTCAGTGGTGTGACGCGAAGACGATCTGCCCTAAACAGAAACAGCAATTCGATGTCGTGGCCACACAGACAGACATCACCACCATGAAGAAAGATGAGATTGCGGAGGTGATGAAGACGCTGACACCGGATCAGATCAGCGCCATTCTGGACAAAGCACCGATGGTGGAGAAATTCATCAAGGCGGTGGAAGAGCACGCAATGCAGGCCATGGAAAAGGACGGCATGGTGCTGCAAGGCTGGCAGCTCGCACCGAAACGCCCAACGCGCAAATGGTTGGATGGCGACAAGGCCGCTGACAAGTTGGCCGAGTTGGGACTTACCCGAACTCAGATTTTCGATACGACACTAATTTCTCCTGCGGCAGCGGAAAAGCTACTGCCAAAGGAACAAAGAGTTATCTTGGACGAGTTATCGGTCAAGGTATCAAGTGGACTCACACTTGCGAGAGATCGCGGGTTGAGTCAATAATGCAAACCCTGAAACTTAGAAAGCAAAACGCAAAATGCTAAACCTCTCATCAAATGGCGGCTCTGGAAACTACATCCGCTTCTCACCCCAAGCCAACGCTTGGACAAACAATCTTGGCGAGGAAATCCAACTCAAAAAGATCGTGTTCGACATCAATGATGTGCAAACAGGTTGGCTGGCACTCGGTGTCGGACTGCGCGATTGGCAGGCCGATGCAGTGCTTGGACGCAAAGGCGCACAGCCGTCCCCCGACCACAAACGCGGATTCATCGTCAAGTTTTACAACAAGGAAATCGGCTTGGTGGAATGGTCATCGAATGGCGTAGGTCCGAACATGGGGCTTCAAACTCTATACGAGGCGTGCGCTGCACAGCAAGCCGCCAATGCAGGCAAGTTGCCTGTGCTGGAGTACACCGGCAGCAAGTTGGAAAAGATCGGCAAGGGCACGACACGCATTCCAGCGTTCAACATCATCAGTTGGATTGATCGTCCGTTGGGTATGGATGCTGTAGGAGCTGATCACTCTGTACCGGCTGCTGTACCAGTTTACACACCAAGACCGTCGTTTGTGCCACCAGTTGAAGTGCCAGCGAAGTCAGCGATGGCCGCAGCAGTGGCTGATGACGAGATGTTTTAACCTTTAGTCAGTAAGTGCCTGGGCGTAAAACCCCAGGCTTTTTTTTCCTCTAAAAAAATGGCAGCTAAATGCAAGCAGAACAAATAGCCAAGAGCTTAGGCAACGCCAAAAAAGCCAACGGTCAATGGGTGGCCAGCTGCCCTGTTCCGAGTCACGGAAAAGGCAACGGCGACAAGAATCCAAGTCTCAGCATCGACATCAATGATGAGGGCAAGCCTTTATTCCACTGTCATGGTGGGTGCAGCCAAGAGGATGTCTTCCACACCATCAGAGCACTCAATCTGCTTCCCGAACTCTTGGACAAGCCTGATCCCTTGGCCAACATCAGACCGATTCCGCGCAACATACTGGAACAGGAATGGGCGTATCAGGATGAGGACCGTCAGACAGTCTTTGTCAAGCAGCGGTACAAGATTGGCGAGACAGGCAAGACCTATCGGCTGTACAAGGTTGACGCGGATGGCCGCAAGCACTCAACGCTTGGAGATGCGCGCATCGTGCCGTACAACTTGCCTGCACTGCTGGACGCGAAGACAGCGGGGCGCAATGTCTTCTTGGTAGAGGGCGAGAAAGCAGCGGATGCGATCAAGTCAATCGGCATGATCGCCACCACCGCGCACACTGGCGCTGGATCATGGCCAGCCGCAATCACCGAATACTTTGCCGGAGCGCAGGTCATCATCGTGCCGGACAACGATGTGGCGGGTTGGGGTTATGCGTACAAGGCGGCAGAGCCAATCATGCCCATCGTCAAGTCACTGAAGGTAGTTGACCTCGGTCTGCAAGGGCAAGGTGACGATGCCTTTGAATTCATTGAGGCGGGTGGCGGTAGAGCCGAGCTGGTGGCGCTGGTCAAGGCCGCGCCAATCGTGACAACGCTGGATCAGGTAACGATGCCCGAAAGATTGAATCCGATTCTGAATTCTGTGGCAAGCGCGGTGCAGCAAGTGACAGCACCGTCAGACTTTGACATCGCAAAGGAATTTGAGTCAGAGCCAATCAAGACAGCGGCAGAGGAACAAGCCAAACCGTCAAAGCAAATACAGATCGAGCATTGGGACAGCATCCAAGACGAGCCGGTGCGTTGGTTGATAGATAAGGTGCTGCCTGTGGGTAGTTTCAGCGCGCTCTACGGACCGCCAGGCAGCTTCAAGAGTTTTCACGCGCTTCATATTGCTCACTGCATTGCCACAGGCACACCGTGGATGGGCAATGAGGTGACAGAGGCTGGCGGTGTTTTATATATAGCCGGTGAAGGCTTTGGGGGAGTCGGCGCAAGGATCAAGGCGTGTAAGCAGCACCATCAGACAGAAGCAGGCGCACCGATCTATGTCATTCGCCACCAATTAAACCTGAGATCAAGCATCGAAGACTTCAACGCGCTGGTGCTGGCCATCGAACAACTGGTCATGGATACAGGCATCGACTTTAAGTTGATCGTCATAGACACGCTGGCCAGAGCCTTTGGCGGTGGGGATGAGAACTCGGCCAGCGACATGATGCAGTTTGTGGTGACCTGTGGGCATATACAGAAGATCGTGCAAGACGCTGCGCTGATGATCCTGCATCACAGCGGCAAGGACAGTAGTCGCGGGATGCGGGGATCGTCTGCGCTCTTAGGGGCGGTGGATAGTGAGTTGGAGTTGCTCAGGCATGAGGACTCTATGAAAGGGATTGTGCGGATCGCCAAGCAAAAGGACGGTGAAGATGGGACGCGCTACGGCTTTGAGATGGTCACGGTGGAGCTGCCAGCGCCACAAGGAGCACTCCAGATCGGTGAGCCGCAGACCAGTTTGGCCGTCAACCCATGCGAACTCGGGCAGTTTGACGCGCTGAAAAGGGACGCAAAAGGCGCGTCCAGCAACGCGGGACACGGCAAGAATCAGGTCTTGTCGCTCCAATGCTTGGAAAATGCGATTAAGAAGAATGGCTTCTTGAAGTTAATCGAAGGTTCACAGCGTATGGTGGTGGATTTGAAGCACTGGAGAGAGGAATTGTGGTCAAAGATGGGGTGTACAGATGAGGATAAGGACAGCTTCAAGGTCACTTGGCAGCGGGTTAGGAAGGACTTGTCCAGACATGGGCATGGACAGATCAGCGATGGATTTGCGTGGTTGACCGTCAAAAGTGAATCAAGCGAATCGTTCTGAGGCTGTATGAATATACAGGGAACAGGGAACAAACAAGGAACAAAAGGGGAACAAATGTTCCGCACAAGGGAACAGGAACAAACCGAGAGTCTATGACTCGGAGGTTTGTTCCCTGTTGTGTGTTCCCTATTTGCAACAAAACGAAGGAAAGCGTAATGGCAACAAAGAAGTCACTCAGACAGCATCCAGTGGTGGTGAGTCCAAGTCCACAAGCAGATGCGTGGACGGTTTATGTGCAATCCAAGTTGGTGGAACTGGAGGCAGCGAAAGCGGTCAGCGATAGGAAATGGGGAGAAAATCGACTGATTACTTTAGTAGACAGTGAGTTGAGGGAGAAATTCTGGACGCAGAACGGCAGATTGCATCAAGCGATTGCGTCAAAGGATCATGCGAAATTCGATTCCAGTCTGGCGGGAATGATCAGGGCTTATGGCGTGTTGGATCAGTGGGCAGCAGATCAAGGCATCACGCCAGCCAACGATCAGATTCCGAGAATCGAGTGGGAGATGCAAACAGGTCAGGTCATGGTCATTGTCAGGACGGTCAACGAGACGCTGGCCATGCAGCGGGAGAGACAGGAACTGAGCAACCATTGCATTTGGAGCATGGAAGAGCTGGAGGTGATCTTCAACGATCCGCTGGTGCAAGAAATCATCAAGGTCAAAGCCTTTGATCCAACCGCCAAGGTTGTCAGCTTCAAAGCCAACAAAATCGGTGGAGAATCAGGCTTTGACGACTTCCCAGATGACCTTGAGGTGCTGGACGGTCCACCAGCAGAAAAGAAATTCAACAGCAAACAAGCGGAGAGGTTCAAAAATGGAACAAATTAAGCGATTAGGGGCTTTGATCAAGGAAAAGGTACTGGACATCGTCCAGCGTGTAAAAACGGCTTTAAAGCGGGTCTGAGCGTGGTTGGTAACCCAAAGCGCAAGCAGGATGTCGCGTTCCTCAACGATATGCCTGAAGAGATGATCTTCAGCATGGTTGAAAGCGGCAAAAGCATCGCCAACATCTGCATCGAACTCGGGATCAGCAAGCGTGCGCTCGATGATTGGATTGAGGAAAACGATCACGGTGCTATGATTGCGCGTGCGCGCACGCGTGCAGCAGACCTTTTGGCGTGTGAGACGGTGGAGATAGCGGACGGCATGGATGTCGATCACGCGCAGCGCGATGTCCAGCGCATCCGAACGCGCCAGTGGCTGGCTGAACGGTGGGATCAGAAGACTTACGGCTTACAAAAAGCCGCGCAAATCAACATCAATGTCCAAGACCT